TATATCATAATTTGAAGGGGTTGATAAAAAACTTTTAGATAAGGGAATAAAAATTTTATCTGAACTTGGAATTGGTATGCCCCCTTTTCCCGAAACAGCATCCATTCCTTCTCCTACAGCGTCAAAATTAATTTCTAATTGACCTGTTGGTTTTCCTATAATGTCAGGATCATCAAACAAGTTATCAAAAATTACTTGTCGCTTTTGATCTTCATAATCAAATTTATCCGATTCATCTAGTGTTGATTTTAGGGGCATACCCTCGTACGTTGTTTCCGTCCAGTTAGTAGTGCCACTAATGCCAGAGTCTCTTGCTATTTTAACGTCTAGCTCAATACGATTTTTGTCTATGGTATCTAATACTTGTTGTTTGGTTACTGTAGGATTATTTTGAAATAACTCATCCAATTCCAGCCATTTCATTTCACTGTTAGAAATGCCTTTCTTCTTATTAAGGAATTTTTTAAATTGCCAGCTTGGAATAGCACCAGCTATGTGTTCTGGAAAATCTTTTGCTGCTTCATATGATTTAATATAAAACCCTCTGGAGTCTAGTGTTCTTTCTTTTGGTCCTGATTTTTTACCAGGCCCGGCTAATTTTTGTCTCCAAGAATCTACCCATTCGCTATACTGTACTTTCTTACCTTCTAGCATAGTTGGCTTTTCTTTGCCTAAAATTCCAAGTTCAAAAGATTCCATAATATCTTCTACGGGTACTGGGTCGTCTTCTAGTACAAGAGATTTACCCTTACCTGTTGTTAATTGAGGATCTTGTGAAGGATCTGTCTTAAACCCTTTTTGTCGTTTTAATTTTACTATTGAAACAGGGCTGTTAAAAGCATCCCCCATAGTGATGCTCCATTTAAGCGCATCTTCTGGATTTTCAAAGGCAAAAATTCCAGAAGTAGGGTTATAAGCATCACCTGTTGCAGCCATATCCCAGTTAGGGCCTTCCCCATAAAAATGTAACAAACCTTTTTCTTTTATTGAGGGTACGTGTTCTGAAAAGGTTACGTGATACACGGGTTTATCTGTAGGAGCCGTGAGCCGCGGGCCGCTAGGTGTTATTGCAAGTTGTAGTGGAATAGCCTTTTGTAAAAGAGGCGCGTCTAATAAATCAGGTATTTGTTTTCCTAATGATTTTAAAGTGCTAGTAGTTAAGTTTTCTAATCCGTATAAAGCTTTGCCTATAAGACGAGGGGTAGGTAGTAAAAATTCACCAAATATTTCAGATGCAAATTCAGTTGAGCTACCTGTTCTTTCAGGTAAACCTAGTTTTTCTGCAAGCCATTCGCTTCCTAAAACAGGTTTATCAGTATAAAAAGAACCTGCTCCCGCTAAATTAATAGCATCTACAGGGAAACCCACTATATTAGGGGCTACTCTTGCAAGACCTGTGGCTACTTCTGGTGTTTTTCCAGCAGCAATTTCCCAATACTCAGGGTCTATTGCCGCTTTAGAAATATTTTTAGCTTCTTCTGCTATCTTATTTTGAAAATACCCCAAACCATCATCTTTAATAAAACCTTCTTTTTCATCAGATTGTCTTAAAATATCTTTTTTAAGTTCATCAGATATTGATCCATATTGACGTTTAGATTGAAGATATTGCTCTAATAGCTGGTCCGAAGGCATTTGTCAAACTACCATGCACCAATGATAAAACCAAGCACAAAGCATCCAGCGTACCAGACGAAGCTAGGTAAAGATTCAACAATATCTAATACTAAATCTTTAATCTTATTCATTTTTTTCTCCTTTTCTATAATTTTGAATAGTAAAATCTGAAACGTCCGCAGCATAATATTCTGGCGTTTCAATGTGCTTAACTCTTATAAATCTATAAGCATTGCCCCAATCTTTTTTATTAAAATACCATAGTAATATGCTATGTAGTATAAGAACTAAGAATGGCGACATGACTGCATCAAACACAATCATCGATAAACCATTCTCAATATGAACAAAACTTTTTAATTGATGTTGTAATAATAATTGAGTAAGAGCAGCTAATGGACTAGAAATCAAAAGCGCCATTAAAAAATTCTTTTTAATAGACCAAGGTTTCCCACCTTCTTGCCTGTTTATCCTCCGCAACATTATGTTTATCCATAATCCAATTGTTGTTGACAATAAAAGAGGTAGAAACAAGATAAATAAATCAACGTACCAAGGTATGTTTGTCACTTATCCTCTCCAAACATCCTTTCATATTTTTTCTTTTCTAAAAGATAATTCATGTGTTTATATATTAAGCTTATAATTAAAGACACTATTCCAATAGATATAGCTATTACGGTTGAATAATGTTGCATATAAGCCGCAACACACGCCCAGCCTGAACAACTATAAGTAATAAAATCTATGGCTTTAACCACGTTTTCTGGATTTTTATACATTGTTTTTTCCATAACAATTGAGGGTGATTGAAACATTAATAATAAGCTCTAATCTTAGCAGAGTTGTCGTAGTCTTCAAGGTCATCAGAAGGTAATTGAACAAAGTTTCCTTGTCTATACCTCATTAATGCTTGGGTCATGCTATCTACCAAATCGTCATATTCTCCATTTGGAAAAGCAGCTACTTCTTCTATCATTTCATCAGCAAACTTTTCATCAGGAGCCCATACCATTCCTGCTTCAAATAAAGGAGAAACTGAATGCACTCGTGTAAGTTTATCATTTCCTTTTGATGGCGTGAAGTTAACAACAGGAATTCCTATGTTCCGTAGTTCGTGGGTCAAAGGCAATCCCGTAGCTTTTGCTTCAATTATTACCGTATCAGGTTCCCAATATTTATATTGGTCAAGTGCTTCTCTTTTTAGTTCAGGAAAATCCCATCTGCCTTTTTTGCTATCTACTAATATTAAAGCAGGGGAACCTGATTTTTCAGGATAAAAAACTCCCCACGTAGTTATTGCAGAATAATCCGCAGTCTCCTTTTTTGAATAAGCAGTATCATAACTTTGTATTACGTATTGTAATTCAGGAATATCCTCTTCTTCCCATTTTTTCCACCATTCTCTTTTTATTATTGCATTTTCTTCACCAGTAGGGTTTTGTTGATACTGTGCATTCCATTTTGATGGCGGAATAGAAGCTTTTACTTTTAAAAGATCGTCTAAAGGCCAATATTCAGGCCAGCAAGGATCCCCACTTTCAAAAATAGCTGGTAATTCTACTATTTCCCATTGGTCAGCAAGAGGATCTTTAGCCATAGTTCTTATTAACTGTCCGGTCATATCTTTCTCTGACCAGCGTGTTTGAACCAAAACTATAGCTCCTTTAGGCTGTAGACGTTGCCGTGGTCCTGCCGTGTACCATTCCCAAGCATCATCAAACCCTGTATTACTCATAGCTGTTTGTTCTGAATGAGGGTCATCAATAATTATTAAATCGCCACCGCGACCAGCTAAGTTTGATCCAACCCCTACTGCATAATACATACCACCTTTATTAGTATCCCATCTACCTGATGCTTTGCTATCGGCTGATAATTTTGTTTCTGGAAAAATTTCTTGATAATCTTTTTGTTCAATTAAATTTTTTACTTTACGACCAAAGTTAACAGCAAGTTCAGTGGTGTGTGTTGCTTGGATAATTTTCATATCGGGATTTTTACCCATCATCCATGCAGGAAACAAAAAACTTGAAAATTCTGATTTTGTATGCCTTGGTGCCATATTGACAATAAGTCTTTTTAATTCACCTTTTGCCACCCTTTCTAACTTTTCTGCAATTATTTTATGATGTCTTCCTGTAATAAACTGAGGCCACATAACTTTTACAAAATTTAAAAAATTATTTTGACATGCCTGATTTTTTTCTAATTGAGCAAGACGTAACTCTAATTTAAGCTTTTTTGCCTCTATTTCAGGGGTTATTTGTTGAGTCATCTTTACCTACTTTAAGTAAAATAAATTAACAGTTAACAACTATACCAAATTACGGGTAATTGTTCGTCAAAAACATGGACCAAGCCGCGAATTGCGCGAACGCCGGCGCCGCTGGAAAATTGGAGGATCCGCGGATCCGTCGAATAAGATTTGACCCGATACCAGAAGGTTCCTTGGCCCGTTGGTCACGATCGACTGGTCACGATCGTCTCGCCCAGGTGGAACGTCTCGCCTGGTTAAGTTGGCCCGGTTAAGTTGGCCCAGGTGCAACGTTCGCCCAGGGTGAGACGTTCGCCCGGTTAAGTTCGCCTGGCTAAGTTCGCCTGGCTAAGTTCGCCTGGCTAAGTTCGCCTGGCTAAGTTCG